TACCTTGAAAATCGGGAGGGATAAACGGCTTTACCGGGAACCCCTCCCTGCTTATATGGTGTTCTGTTTTATGCGAATAATGCCCAACCGTCCGGGGATCGGTCTGGAATTATCATTATAGATGCTCTGTTTTCTTCAGATTCAACCGATTCAAAATTTATGTTCCCGGTTGTCCTCCAAATTGCTCCGTCTGCCATTGTGATTGCACACGGGAAAACATCAAGCCTTTCTGCGAGTACCCGGAGTGAGTCTTGTTCGGTCGGGCTGGCAAGAATCGGGATTCCTTCAGCTGTCTGAACTCTTTTTGTCCGTTTCATCATTGTCCGGCCTGAAGATGCGACACCTTCAGTCTCAAAGGGTGAGAGGTTTAATGTGATATTTGTATCGGCTGCAACATCATAACTCACACCGTCAAGAGTTAATTTTCTTGGGGTTCCACTGCTCATTTTTTACTTACCTCCCTACGCTGTCAGTATGGCGCTGGATGCGTCAAACTGTACATCTGTATTTAATATTCCACCCTCACCGGAGAGTATGACAGGCTGTGTCATATCAAAACCATTGTTACCGGCTCTGATTACAACAAGGCCGCCTATTGCGAGCTGTTCGATTGTAAAATCGGCTGTAAAAATCCATGCGAGACCTTCCCATGCTTTGGCGAGTGCCACAAGATCGTCAATCACGCTGTCAACATCCCGGACTTTTTCACGGGATACGGAGCTGGAGACTTTAGCGACATCATCAACAATTGTGATTGACTGCCATTTTTCACGGCTAAAATTTGCCTTTGAAGAGGCTCCGAGGTTCTGGATAATTGAAATATTACGCATTGACAAAAAGGCGTTGCTTGCGAGGGATATAGAATTCGGATGATAAAACGTTGCTACATTCTGGAGCGTTACAACTCCATTTTCAATTAGGACTGAGGATATACCCTGCTTTAGGGCTGTATCACGATTTGCATAATCGCTTGACCATCGTTCCGAAACGTCCCCTGGGAAAATGCCGGAAAGCTGTTTACCAATATAGGACTCTTCAGCTCTGAGGTTGTTTGTCCGTGCCATAAGTGCCATGACTTGCGCTGCAACTTCTGCAGGGTGGTTCGGGCTTCCCTCAATTGTGATAATTCCGTTTGTCCTGTCAGATTTTCTGGCATTGGAAATTGCAAGTAGTGCAGTAAGTCCGCCCGTTCCTGTTGCATTGTCTCCGTTAAGGCTTCTGAAAGGCCTGGCAACTGTCTTTGCATAGTTTCCAACAAAATCATTACCGAGTCCGTTGTATGTTGCTATAGCTGTGAGTGTAGTTGCATCTTGTCCGTATCCGTGGATTACGTCTGTGAAAAACTTTTCATTCTGAGCATCTCCGGTACCGAGAGCGTCAAGAGCGTCCTGAATATCCGGTACACCGGTTCCGCTTGCCATATCTGTTACGGCGGCGGTTACTCCGGTCGGGAGTGCTTCACCTGCCTGAAGATTGAACTCTATTGTTATGTCATTGCCATAGAGGCCTTTACTTTTTGCTGTGATTGTTACCTCAAATGTTACGGCGACTTTTGCGGCTGTTACAGGGAGGCTGTCATCGGCTGTGATTGCAGCTACTACGGCGTCGGCTATTTGCTCAATTGTCATAGCGTCTGTGATTGTTACGGCTACCCTGTCACCTGCGATATAAAGCGCAAGGGTTCCGGCAAGTATTCCGGTTGAGCCGGTAAAATCTATTTCACCTGCTGCGACTACCTCTGTTGTTTCGGGCTGTGGGATTATCCATGTTTCAAGACCGCCTGACTGTTTATAAGCCTGGATTGCTAATCGGTGGAGCATGAAGCCAAATCCGGTTTGATTCGCTACATCCTCAGGGCTCAGTACCTGGACAGGGGTATTGTCTACGACTGCCGTTTTTGTAGCATCGTACTGTCCTATCAATAATATTTTGCGAGCGAGAACTTCAGCAGTCACCGCAAACTGTTTATTTTTCAGTCCGGTGAAAACTCCTGCCGCTACGCTTGTAGGTGTTACACTCATGTGTTATTCCTCCTAGTTGGTTACGAGTACACCGGACTTATCATCCTGGTCCTCTTGATATTTAATTGTCGTATCCATTTCTACGATTGCCGGAGTTGTCCCGGTATCGCCTGTCACCTCTTCGGTTGTCCTTAAGGTAAGATTTATAGATGCGGTCATAATAACATATTCTCCTTGATTCGGGGGTGTGTCTTTTTGTATGCTGGAAATCCATCTGTTTGTTACGGTTCCAACTGGCAATCCTAAATCAAGGTTATTGTTATCCATTATTACCTGGTAAACTATGTCTATAAGTTCATCAATTGATTTATCAGCCTCTTCTGAGGCTTCGAGATGCGCTGCAATTGCTGCAGCTTTTTGCAATTCTGTTCCTGATGTAAAAACCGTTAGATCAATTTTACTGGATGCTGATGCTGTTAATTCTATCCGGTAGGTTACCTCATGATTTTTTGTTCCCGATCGGCTTCCGCCTGATTCTGGAAAATCACCCGAGGAGAAAAACACCTGGACAAATCTGTTAGAGCCTAATACTTCAGCGGCGTTTTTAGATTGCCTCTGGTAGCCTATTGTCTGATATCGTCCGGCTTCTGCTGATCCAAATATTCCGACTATTGCGGTTTTAATCGTTCTGAAATTCATCATTATGATTGCTCCGCCTTTGTCAGATAAAATCTGATATAACCGATGCTATCATCATTTTCAGGGCTTTTCCCGGCGTCCATAATAAACGGTACTTTTGCTGCTGTAGTGCTGGGAGTTATGGGGATTTCAAATAGCCACGTTTCCCCAGCCTCAGGAACACGGGTAAGCGACGACCGGCGGAGGGATACAATCGGGTTATTGACTATAATCTCCTCTCCGGTATCGGGATTTACGGCAACATAGCTATAAAGGATCTGGCCTGAAAGTACATCCGGGTTCAAGGGGTCGGCGGAGTTTTCGGAAAATTCCTGTTTTACGCCGTCCGGGCTTGTTATTGTTACCGGTAATGCAAAATCTTTTTCGAGGGTCTTTTTTAGATCACTTTCAGCACGTTCCCGCAAATTTGTCATTTGTCGCTGTTCCCTTTATAATCAGGCTTTTTTACCTGGTTATTTATCTTTTTTTCAAGAGCTTTTGATATATGAGCGGGCAACTCTTCACCCGTTTTATATTTGTGAGTTCCTGAAAAAACTTTTTTGCCTTTAGGAACTATCATTCTTCGCCTCCGTCGTCTGTATCAACAGGGGCTTTAAGCTCTGCAATTTCTGCTTCCAGCTCTTCGATTTTTTTATCCCGGCGGGTAATCTGCATTTTTAATGCTCTTACTTCGGGGTGTTCTGCAATATTTTCTATTACGTCCCCAATATAACCGAGGTCTTTAAATCTTTTAAGCTGGCCGGCGGATATCCCTTTTTTCGGGATATCATCGCCATATGCAAGGGTTAAGGATTCGCTGACCCTTAACACGCCTTTTTTAATCCATTTCATTTTTTACGGCCTCCTTAAGTTATTAGTCCGTCGAGGGTTACAAAACTATCTGTCTGGGTTGTTGCAAAAATTGGAGCGTGCTGAGTTCTGACAGTAATTTTCTTCCAGTCCGGAGCCACGTATGCATCTGAATGAAACATTGCGGGCATTATGATTCCACCAGGACTTTTGATGTTTGCTGGCATTGGAGCCGCTTCGGGGTTAAAACCGAACATATCCTGATAGAGCGCAATTCTCTGACTGATCATTGGTAAGTTTTCAGGGGGACCGAAATATCTATCTGCACGGGCTTTTACGCTTGTGATTATTGCCTTGTCAACAGGCATGTAAGGAGTTGATACACCGGCGTCAGTTTCATATACGTCAGTCATTGTAAACATCCAAAGTACAAAGCCTTTAGGGGTTCTGAGGCGTCCACGGGGGATCCAGCCAGCCTCTACAAATCTGTTATATTCAGGTGGTACGGGGTTACCGGTTGTAACCTCAAGTAGTTCAAAACGTCTGTTGTCGGCGTTTGCTTTTACGTCGGTATCTGCTATAAGTGCAGCCATTGCTGAGGTTCCAATACCTAAAAAGTTAGGGTTAGTTTTTCCATTTGCACGGGCAATAACACAAGCGGCATCAATATCTGCGAGGATTGTTTGGCTGCCGGAGTTCCAGGTATTGGCAACCGTTATAGTATTTGCAGAGTTTCTTTTGAAATCATACTGCAGATCGGTATTTGTAGTTCCGATTATCGCATCCTGTACGCCGTCAAGTACGGACTGAGCAGCGAGTCTCTCATTCATTCTGACAATTCGCCTGATTGATTCCATATGGATTTTCAGAGCGAGAATTCTCATTCTGGACTGTCTATCTTTGGCCTCGTATGGACCCTCACCGGCTACACGCTGTAAAATCTGATTTGCGTTGATATCGCCTTCCTCTTCTGCGAGAGGATATTTTCGACTAAATGAGGAATATTTCTCAACATTTAGATTTTTCTGTAAGCTACCGAGTGGACGGGATACCATACCACGGGGGATTAGTGCCGATGTTTTTTCATTACCTCTGATGATATCAATATCAATATCAAGGGAATTGTTAGAAAAAACTGTTTGTCCGCCTGATGCAGGATTTCCGAAAAATGCCTGGAAGGCGGTTGGTACTGAAATTATGTCTTTTTCGTCGAACATTTCAACCATAAATCGGCTAAAACTGTCAACTGCTACGGGGGAAAATACACCCATTTTTATGCCTCCTTAAGCATTTTCGTATTCGTCAATATCTACTGTATCTTTTGCGAAGATTCCACGTTGTGCGAGTAGATCGCGAACTGTTACAAGATAATACGGCGTTGCTACACCTGTACCTACTGCATTTGCTGTAAATACAGTCTCAAGTGTCAATGAGTTTTCAACAGTGATCTGGTTTTCATCAACTGTGCATCCTCCACCTACTAAAATTGGCTGGCCTGTTACGTCTCCGGCTACAAGGGCTGCTGCTGTTACGTCTGCACCAATAAAAATACCCTGTGCGATTGCTGATCCGTCAACAGCTGTGATGGAAGTAAGCGGTACCCATTTCTGGGATGCTGCAACTTTTGCCATTACGGTTCCAGATGCAAGTACTGTTGATCGTCCGGCATCCTGCAATAGGGTTTCGTTTTCTTTTGCGTACGATGTGCCCGATCGGATAAAGGGTACGCTTGTGTTATTCTGTGATGCTTGTACTGCCATGGTTTACGCCCTCCCTATCATTTTTTTGCTTTCAGCGACTGCCTGCATTACATCGTCTGCCATTTCGGCTCCGGGTTCTGCTGGGGTTTCAGGGATTTTTTCCCCTTCGCCTTTTGCGGTCTCTGAGTTCTGCTGTTCTTTCAGCATGTCGTATGCTGTGACAGCGCCTTCGAGTGCTGATGGTTTAGATTCACCTTTCAGAACTTTAATTGCGAGTGCATCAATTTTCGGATAATTTTCATTACCAATATAATTGACTGCAGCGTCAATCCGGGTCTGGATCTCCGCTCTTCCTTCTATGACCCCTGCATTTTTACTTTCAGCCTTCAGTCCTTCAACTTCAGCTTTTACAGCGGGATCACTTGACATAATTTCATTTAATGTCATTTTTGTATCCTCCTGGATATTATCTCCGGCTTTTACCGGGTTTTCTCCCGCCACTGCGGGGGTTTTAATATGTAATTCCGGGCTCTTTTGGGTGTTAGTCCCCGCAAACCCGGCTATATAGGTTTCATATTCTGTTTTTATATCTGTTTTCGGTTCGTGTATTGCTGCAAGTCCATTCATAGGCATGTGTTTTTTTTCATCTTCCGGCTCTTCATCATCATCGTCTGATTCTTTGGAGGGGAGAGATTTTCCAATCCTGTTGACAACTGAGTCGATCATTTTTACGTTCAGGGCATCGTCTTTTGATTCGTCCGGATCATCTGCGATTAGTACCGATCCACGACCGAACTTTTCCCTGACGTGTGCTTCTGTTAGTTTTCGTCCGTCTGCGATCCGTTTTATAAAAATACGCTCTAGGGCGTCAACTCTGTCCTGCAAGATGTTTTGACCTGCTTTTTTTGCAATGTTAGGGTCTTTTTTTGGCGCATTGCTGGAGACTATTTTAATTCGTTTTAATCCCATTTCTTTTAGAAATTCCGTGTCATCAATTGCTGTTATGATTACGCCTATTGATCCGGTTTCAACTGCGGGACCGATTGCAACAATTTTACTTGCTGCTGAGGCTATCCAGTAACCTGCTGATGCTATAAGGCCGTGGTTTTCTGCGATTACTGTTTTCTGTTTTGAGAGATTTTTTATTCCAATATAAACCTCGTCAACGCCGTTAATGCCGCCGCCGGGAGTGTTCATTTGCAAGATTACTGTTTTTACTTCCGGGTGGTTATTTATTTCATTTATTGATTCGATTATGTCATCATATCCGGTTCCATCATATCCGTAATATCGGTCAAGCCATGAAGGACCGGTTTTTGAGAGGACACCTTTAATTTTGATTATTGCGGTATCGCCTTCGATAAAAAGAATGTCTGGAAGCTCTTGACCTGAAAACATAGATTCAGCGGCTTTGATTTCTTCTGAGCTTGCGTTTATTATCCGCTCTTGATAATCGAGTAAATAATTCTTTTCGACTGCCCATAATTTATTCATTTTCATATCCTAATATATTTATAATATATCACGGTTTTCTATTTGTCAAGATAACGTGATTATTTTGATGTTTCTATTACATATTCCGTGATCATCCCCAGAAGAATACTAACACCGCCGACAATAAAATAATTTCTAATCACTTTTGAGTCTTTTTCTTTCTGCAGCTGCAATGATGTCTGAAACAGATCCTCTTGTATTTTTAATTGCGTCGAGTCCTTCTTGTGCAGTATTTGCAGCTCCGTCAATGATTTTTCCAGATTCTGTATTGTTTTTTCTGAGCTGTTCATTTGATCGTCGTATGTCAGAATTATTTCGATCAATACGCTTTTCGAGAGTTTCGGTAATACCTGTTTTTCGTCCTCTGACAGACTGTATAAAAATGTAGACTGAAAGAGAAGAAATAACACCAGAAATATAACCGATAAAAAATGTTTGCACATTATTCCACCTTTTTCTTTTTAGCCTGCCCGATTCCAACATATGCGCCAATTATTCCAGCTAACAAGGTCATTGCACCCGACATCCAGGGAGCGTCAAACTTCATAAATACAGCTGCAAGGCTTAAAGCTGAAAACATTAAAGCCGCCCAGATTACAAACCAAAACTTTCTACTTGTCATTTTACTCATATCAACCTTCCTTTTTAAATAGATTTCCTATTGCCATGCCAAATGTAGCTACTAATGAGCCTAACACAATATTAGCTATATCTCTATTACCTGTCGGCATTTCTATAAAAAATAAACCAAACAGGGTTAAACTAATCATCAATGCTATAATAAGTACCACTGTTAATTTAATCGAATTAATTCTCATGCCTCAAATCCAATTAAAATATAATTTCCGTATCCGGAATCAAAACTATTTGCTAAAATTACTCCTGTTTTCGTTCTATTCCAATAGATAGAAAAATGATCTTTTGTTTCGTGACGATCCTCTGGGACAACATCATATGCAGGATGGTCTTTTTTGTATTCTGGTCTGTAAAATGGATCATAAAATGATGTTATTATAACAGGTTTTATTCCAAATAATTCCTCATCTATAAAATAATTTAATTGCTGGATGTTAGGCAAATATAATTTTCCCTCTTCGTATCCTATTTCTTTTAATCTGATAATTTTATTCTGCAATGTTTCTATAACATCAATATGTAAGTGATTAGCTGTTGATTTTCCAGTATTTCCCATTAAACCGACTTTGTCACCCTCGAAGATAATATCTCCAACTTTAGGTATAGGAGGTTCTGCGAGGTGTGCAAATCGTACAGTATAGGCGTTCATTTCATAAATATCGTTGTTAATATTTGAGCTGCAATAACAACAATAAACCCTGCGTACAGCTCCCATCGTCTGCCTGACATTTTGTCATGCCACTCTTTGTGCTTCCTGACGTCTTCCATTGCTCTACATTCCTCTTTTCCGATTACTATATTTTCAAGCCTCGTCAATCGGTCTTTTGCTCCTGTTGATCCGTTTCCAAAACAAAACCCATCAAGTTTTTGCAATAAAGATTTGTGATTTTCTATCATTGCTGCATTTTCACCCATATGTTTTTCCTATATAAAAAATTACAATAAACTCGTCCATGAGGGGCTTGGTGTCCCTAAATGTACGCCTTCTGCTATAATCGTTTGTTCTACGAGTCCTGAGAGGTCGTCGTTTAATCTGATTCCTAACCGATCGCCTTCTTCAAGGATTATTCCGTATTTCGATCCGTATTTTGTTAGTGTCCATCTGGCGTCAAGGGTTTCGTTTCCTAAACCGTAACTTGATCGGTTTGTATCATAACACCATCTTCCCCAATCGGGATTAGTTTTTATCGGTAGTCCGTTTGTAATATCAAGATCAACTCCAGATCGTCTGTAAAATAACTGTATTCCGTTTGTTATTACAATTCCGTTTCCGTATGATCCAGAATCAAGGGTTCCGCCGTCTACGAGGTGGATTGCGAAGCGGGCAACAAGGAGACGTTCTCCGGCAAGGGCTTCAACATAGTAATCTAGCGGAGTTCCTAGAGATCCAACACCGTTAATATTTAGATTCCCTGTAGGTAATCCGTTGCTTGACATGGGTCTGTTTAGTAATAGGCTGTTTTGCTGTACGTCTCCGTTCATATTATCCTCCGTTTTTTACTGGCGTTTTTACTGGCGTTTTTGCTGGTACCGGGCCGGTTGATTTATTAAATGGGTTCTCTGGGAGTTCTGAAAATTCCCGTCTTATTTTCTGGCGGTTCGCTTTTCCGGATGATCCGTTTAATTCACGAGCTACCCGGTCAAGTGTTGTTGCGCCCATAGCAACATAACCTTGATCTGCTTTTTGAGTTTTCATGGGGTCGATATTAGGCATTGGAGCCGCTATTAGTCCGTGAGAGAGCCATGCTTCACGGAGTAGGGGATCTGACCATCCCGGAGCCTGGATCCTGCCGGAGGCGATTTCTTCGGATAACCACATTTCATAAATCGGGGCTATAAAATCAGAGTCCATTTCACCACGCCAAATATTAGCAACTCTCCAAAAGAGGATAAGAGCTGCACGGCTGGCGCTATAATTCTGGTTGAATTTCATCAGGACGACTTCAAGCGGGATTCCCATGCTGGAAGAGATATAGGCTGTAAAAGCGTTTACAAATCCCTCAAAACTTTCTGATGGGGCTGTATTGTCGTATGTATGGAGTTCTTCGCCTTCGTTGAGATTTGCGATCATCATTGACCCTGGGGTTCTTGTTGCTGCCTCTGGAACATCGCAAAAATCGAGGGCTTCGGTGTTTTTGACCGTAAACTCCGTATCTCCAATTGCTATTGATTGTGGTCCTGCTGGCATATCCTCAAAGGGATTTGACGCCGGGTTAGAGTCTGATGGTTTTACCCACCCGACTATGCTTGATTGATTGATTGCTTTCTTTATCTGTGAGGAGGTAAAGTCTGTTATGTTTTCAAAATCATTAAGAGCGTGAGCGAGGCGAGAGTATCCTCTGCCCTGTCCTGCATATTCCTGGGTATATCCATGGAGCATAAAAAACCGGCCGGACTTGGGGCCTTTTGCTGGTATGTCGATATTTTTGTAATTGCCTTTGTTCTGGCCTTCTTTTGAGTCCTGTACCCATATTTTGTAGGAAGTTTCCCGGCCTCTTGCGTCTCTTGTTATACCATCCGACTGTACGAAATGGGAATAATTATTTGTCCATGCATAACCCCGGAGCTGGTTCGGGTCGATAAATTGAAACTGTAATGGGTTTGAAACGTCCCTCTCTTGCGAGTAATGGAGCCTAATTAAAATATCATTATCTCTCTGCTGCCACATTGCATACATGCGCTGAGCCTGATAAAAGGTTAATTGCCTTGCTCTGTGTGATTTTTTGCTTTTTGCCCATAGATCAAATCGTTTACCGACGTTATCAGCCCATTGTTCTATTTTTTCAGGGGAAATTCCTAAAATGTCAGAGTCCGGGTTAGGCTCAACTTTTATTCCAATATCTACAACAGAATCAGCGAACCGTTCTGTTATTGCCCGTGCTTGGGGTACGTCGTGCATTATTTCCCGGGCATTCATCCGGGAAGCGAAATGATCTATATTAAGTGAATTTATTTGTGAGGACATCCCACCCGGCCATTTTGAGCCGTTTGATCTGCCACCGAATCCTTTAAAGCTGCTTGAAGCCTGTACATTGTATTTTTGTTTGTATGCCTCTACCGCCTGCCCTGCGAGCTGGTCGGAGAGTTTAGCAACTTCTGAGGCTATTTTTTTTTCTGTACGCGCTTTCGGTAGATTATTTTTAATCCTTGTAAATATACTCATTAAAAGCCCCTGGTTCCAAATGAGCTACCCTTTCGGCGTAAGTTCATGGATGATATTCCTTTACCGGATAATCTACGGGTAAGTGAATCGATTCTTGCCTCTATGGAGGTGATTGCCTTCTGGAGTTCTTCGAGCTGGCGATATTTTACTCTTTGGGAGCCGACTCCTGAATCGAAGCGGTATTCCTGAATTTCGGTGAGTGCTGCGTCGTATGCGTCCTCTGCTAGTGCGAGGCGTGTCTGAAGTTTCGTTATTTTAGCCGTGATCCCGGCAATCTGTGAGATTTGTCAATATTATTTTTTATTGCCCTCCGGAGAGGGCTTGTTGATTATTTCTGGTTTTTCCATATCTCATAATCTGTTACAGATTCAAAACATTTAAACCCATCAGTAACTGCAGCAATTTTAGATGCCCAAGGACACTTTTTCTGCGCTTGTTTATACCATTTACAAATAACTGTTTCTACTCTCATTATTTTACCTCTTCAAAAGTTATTTTTTGACACATTGCTGCTGCTTTTCTGCCATTCCAGGTTGCAGAACAATACTTGTTTTCCCAGGACTCTTTATCAAAATCTTTTGCAGTCCATTCTTTATCTTTTGCAATCCACTCAAAACCAACTTTTTTGAGATCATCTTTAACATTGTATGTGCTTCCTTTTGCTATTGTCATAATCAAACTCCTTTTGTTTATCTAACTATATATAGTGTACTACGCTGTCATAGTTATGTCAAGCGAATATTAAAAATAATTGCAAATAAGTGAAAAAAACGCATTATTTCACCGCCATTATACTATTTCCAAATCACCAGGATAATATTTCATGGTGCATTCCGAACATTTATATAAATGTTCATTTTTAATAATCATATCCGGTTTAGTTTTTGTTGATATTTCTTCTTTTTTTTGAACTGGTATTAAATAACCTGGGCATTGCGAAATTCCGCAATGCACTACATTATTAATTTTCATTCCCATAATTCACCTCTTTTACTCTCAATTTCCCATAGTTCAAATCGAATATCAAATCATTCCAATCTACACCGACTAATTGAGCTATATAGTTCTCAAATATCAGTATCAGCTCTTGGTAATCATCTACTGTTGTGTAAGATTCGTCAAATTCCATATTATATTCCAAAAAATAAACTAGGATGATCGATTTTATTCATATCGTCTGTATCCAACCAATTAGCAAATTCTACAGGATTTCTTAATTCGAGTTCGTCCATGATCCATCCTCTTACAGTCGGGATATTTGTATCATTATTATCATTTGTTAATTCAAAAGCTTCTAATAATTCTTTTGTTTCCATCGCTGTAAAAATCTCATTAACTACATACATATAAACTCCTTTTGTTTATCTACTAATAAATATATCACAGCGTACTAGTTAATGCAAGGGAATATATAATTATTTTTAGAAAAAACGTGTTTTTTTTTGATTTTTTTCTGAAATATAGGGTAAAAACGTGATTTATGCGGTGATTTTTCGGGATGTTTTCTTTTCAAGCTGGTCGATTACAAATTTATGTTTTATTTGCAGGATATCGGATTCTTTCCATCCCTGTTGTTTAGCCCATATCCGGGTTAGGTCTACGAGGTTGTTTAGATAGATATCTGCTGCGCATAGGTTATATGCTCTGATATCGAGTGCTTCGTTAC